TTCCAAATACTGTCGAACCTGATAATTGTTGTGTTGTTATATTTGCAACAGATGAAGAAACTACATATTCTTGGGCAATAAGTGAGCCTGATATTCTCACATTATTTCCTTCAATCTTAATAGGCACTGCACTCCCAGTACCATCAAATAATTGACCATTTGCTCCTTTTTGAACTACTCTTTGATAAGTATCTTGTATATTTTGGCCTGTAAAATCAGGTAATGCCATAACTTATTTATTTTAATTTTGAAAGACCTCCTATAACCCCTTTTATAATTTTATCTTTTTGTATTTCATTGATTGGGTATTTATCTATATAAGTTGCTACTACATGGTTAAGTTTATTCTTTCTAAAAGAAACATTAGATAATGTAATGTCTTCTTTAATTAGTAATTTAAGAATATTTAAAACGTGATTTTTCTCATTTAGAGTAACTTCATTAATATTTTTAACCTTAACTGAAGGTTTTTCTTCTGTGATGATATTTCCTTGTTGTGATTTCACTTCAACTTGTATCTTTTTAGCCGTATCAACCTCAAAACTGGACTCCCAAGGGATAAAATAAGTATCTTCAGCTATTACTTCTAATTTTATAGTACCCCTAGAATTTTCACCTAAAAGACCTTTTAATCTTTTAACGGGGATCTTACATTTTCCTTCTGAAGATATATTACCCTTAAATAATAAAGATAAGTCCGTTGTTTCAATAACTAAACGTGCTTTTGAGTTATTTAAAGATGCTCCTTCGAGTTGAATATCACACTCGAATATTTCTTGTTTATCTGTGTATAATTTGTACATGATTATAATACTTTTACGTTAATACCTAGTACCTCCTCAGCAAGGAGCTGAATGTCTTTAACAGTAATTTTATATTCTTTAATTTCTTTTTCTTTTTTTATTGTTTTTCCCTGGACTTTACATATTAGTTTAACTAATTTCTTTTTCTTTTCGGGTTCTTTATCAAAAATGGGGTGGATAAAATCATCACCCTCACCAGGAGGACCGACTACACTAATTACCTCTATAACAAGAGCTACATCATCCCAAGTATGTGGATTATCATTCCACTTAAAATTAGCTTCATCCCATTTTATTTTAGTAGCCATTTATTGTTTTACTAATAAGTTTTGGATGATAACTATAAAAACTATGCTTGCGCTAACTTGCGCTAAGATAGCATTACTACCTAATATCATGACTTTTTTCCAACTGGGCATTATATATGGTATTTCGCGGTTATATATGGCAACATTACCGCCTACTTTCCCTAGTTAGTGGGCTAATAATATATTATTGATAAATATAACTTATTTTTATTTCAATCGTATATACATATACAAAAAAAAACATCCCACTGGATGTTTTCTTTAATTTTAATGTATTTTGTTATAATATCTTTATTTACTTGTTTCCTGATTTATAGTTATCTGTGCTTTACTGAAATATCTAGTATTTTGTTCTTTAAGTTTTTTCTGAACGTTATCAGGAACTACGTAGCCTTGTAGTTTTAGAGTGAAGTTAGCTCTTACTATTCTTCCATCATCACTACTTAATTCATTTATATTATTAAATGAATCTATCATAGCCATAAACTTAAATCTTTCAGGATCACCCCAATAAGCATCAGAAGAATAGTTTACAGCTTCAATAATTTTATTTAATTGAGAGATATAATCTGTCCATATAATACCATTATAAGTTAAATTAATATAGTCAGGAACTACTACAGCATTAAATTCTTTTTTAGGGGTTCTATCGTTTAATAAAGAAAATCTATCATACTGATTTTTTCTAGTATATTTTTCTTGATGGGTAATATAAAGTTGTGGATTATTAGCGTCTAATTTATTACCTAAATCTCTACGTTTTTCAATAGATTCTCTTTTAAGCATTACTAAAGGAGTCTGTATTTTTTGGTTTTTATCTCTATAAAAACCATCTTTTTGAGCTAATTTCCACCTTTCACCTGAACCATATATTACGGGAACATCTACTAAATCTCCATTAGATAACACAGTAGGTTTTATAACATTATTAAAATAATAAAATATCGCTTCATCAATATCTTGAAGACCTAAATGAAACCCACTATTAGAAGTAGAATCGTTTTTGCTAACAATAGTACCTCTATTAACATTAGGTCTATTTTCGGGACTTAATGATGTAGCAGGAACATTAGGAAGTCCCCCTTGATCAATAGAATTATCTACTATAGCTTTTTGAGACAGTTCATATTGTCTTGCTACCTTTGGTTTTTTAGATATTCTTTCAGCCATTAACTATAGAGTTGAGTACGTGGATTTGCATTAGTTGATTTTACCTTAGTAGTTGTTGGGTAAATACCAGATCTAAAAGGAATAGTTTTAAGTTGTTCTATTCTTAATTTACTGCCTTTACAAATTATAGAAAGAGACACACCAAATTTATCAGTATCTTCATTCATTGAATAATCTGGATTTTTACCTGCAAAGAATTGGTTTTCTACAATACTATTAAATTCAAAATAATCATTATTATAAAGTACTATATCTCCTATTTCTGGTACTAATTGTTTTTCTTTTAAATCTGCTCTTAAAAAGGCAAAAGTAAATTGTTGTGTAGAATCGGGTCCAAAATCAGTTTCACTCCACGCCTGATCTTCTCTAGTGATTAAACAAGGGAATAATTGTGGTTCATAATATACTTTATTTTCAGCTTCACCATATACATTAGTAACAGTATCTTGAAGGACAAACTTATAAAATCCAACTTCTTGTTGAATTATATCATTAATTAACTCTCTATTCATTGCTTTAAATAAAGATATATCTCTTGCTCTTCCAAATAATGCCATTATATTTTAGTTAAAGTATTAGTGTTAAATATTATATGACGCAAACCTTTAATTCTCATTCCTGGATCTCCTTTATCACTACTTAACATAGTAGTTTTTAAAAATTCTAAATCTTGTTTAGGATTATTTCCCGCTACAAATTTCATAGTTGCAGTGTGGGTTTCCTTTCCGTCATTTCTAGATCTATTTTTAGCTTCTATTTCATCTGAAGTATTAGTATTAATAATTGTGACTTTTCTAGTTGCTCTCATACCATCTAATATATCAGTAAAATTAGCATCCTTATCAGATATCATTGTTACACTTACAGAGTAAATATTAAGGGCTTCGTTTAATATGTCTTTTAATTTAATCATGCTATATAAATGGGATAAGGAGCTTTTGTAAGAGCATCTTGAACATTTTGGGCTTCATTTGCTTGTCTTTCAAGATATTTACTTCTAGATGATTCTTCAAGCATTAATTTTAATTCATCAATTAATGCAGTTTTTTCAGCAGCGGCTTCACTTCTTAATTCAACTGCATTTGTAGTTACTTCAGCACCTGGAATAGGAACTGTTGAATATTTTCCCCTTATACTTGCTAACATTTCTTTAGAAACCGCTAGAGTATATCTAAAGATCCATTGCCTTGATGGTGAATTAATTGTACTATATGTTATATTAGTATAAGGAACATTAGATACGTTTGTAACTAATCCTGAATTTGTTGTTCTAATTGGGTTATTTCTATCTGTTTTAACTATATAATCAAAATACAATTTTTCACTTCTAGCAGGTATAGGGAATAATTTTAAAGAATCATTACCTATAATTTCAAAGGAATATGCTGATTTTCTAATTTGATCATTAAGTTCTATAGCTTGAACTTTTAAAGTATCATAATATGTAGGCATTAACATAAAATTTACACCTGGTGAGTAATTACCAAACCCAAAAGATTCCATTAAAGATTGGATACCCGTACCAGTACCTGCATATGGGTCAAAATACCTTACAATAGCAGCCGGAGCATAATGGTAGATTCTTTTAATTTCTATGGGATTACCTGATTCACTAACATTAGTAAATAAATTAGTTAGGGAGTATCTTTGTTGTCCTTGAGTTATATCTATACTTCCTGTTTTATATGTTATATTTCCTCCAGATCCTGCTTCGGTACCATATTGTTCTGCAATAGCTATGGTATTACCCATATTAGGTTGAATATATTGATCATTTAGATTACTTCCTGTGGTAGATCCTTCTAATGTGCCTATATTTTCAACAATTTTATACTGATAAACATATTGGGCATAAGTAGTTACAGCTTCCTCAAATGCAGTAAAGAAATTTACTGCTTGTAATTCGATATCAACTATAGGATATCCTAATCTTTGGGCGCACCAAGTTGCTACTTGATCTGCGCTACTTTGGAATTCTGTATCCGCATCATAGAACCCAAATGGTGTGTCACCTGGAAAGAATGATGCTGAGCCAGGCCATATTGGAATGTTTGCCATTAATTCTCAGTTTGTTGTTTATTATAAATATAGACAGGATTATTATCCTGCCGATATAAATAACAAGTTATCAATACCCGCGCTACTACTTCTATAAACCACACCTTTTATGCTAGGGTCTGAAGTAGGCATATTATCATAATTTAATTTAATTTGTTCAAACGAACCAGTTCCACTTGCACTTATCATCCCTTGCACTTGTAATTCTGCTGATGGTAATGCATTATTATTATTACCTATATAAACTTTAGTTCCATTACCAAATACTGCTCTATTACCAGTATCATAGTCTAATATTAACATTTGATTTCCACCAGCGACTATTCTTGCTATATCACCAGCCATCGATTGAATATAAGTGTCTTCACTCTTATTAAGATAGAGTTTTTCATTACTACCTATAATCAACTCACCACTTGCACTTATGTTACCTGCTACTGTTAGCATTTCACTTGGAGAAGTTGTTCCAATGCCTAAGCGGCCCTGATTAGTAAGACGCATTCTCTCGGTTTGAGAAAGCATCTCTGCTTCCTCACTAAAGAATTGGATACTATTAAAACCTGCAAGTCTTAAATCATTTGAATCTCTGTATAGACCTACATTTTCATTTGTGAATTTAAATCTATACCCAGTACCTACAGTTAAATTACCATCTACACTTGTATTACCCCCTAATGTAGTTAGACCTTCTACTATTATATCACCACTTGCACTTATAGAACCTTCTACTGTTAGTTTTTCAGAGGGAAGAAAAGTACCTATGCCAATCTTAGATCCAGTAATTGAAAAGTCAGGTGAGGTAATCTCAGGATAAGAAGTAGCTAATGCTGGGTTAGTCATACCATGAATACTAAAATCACTACCACTAGTATTATCATACCTAATGGCCGCCCCATTTAATCCTGCAATAAGACTAATTTGTTTGCCGTCTGTTCTATTTAAAGAAAGGTTAGAAGGAGTCCCTGTGGTTTGAATAAAAATTTTATTACTAGCTGTGATATTACTTACTATTAAGTCACCACTTGCACTTATATTACCCGATGCCGTTATATTCCCAAATAATACATTACTTGAAGTTACAGCAAATGATGCTGTATTATCAGATAACATATATGTACTTAAATCTTGATCTCCTGTGTTTGTACCACTTAAATTACTTGCTATTATAGTTCCACTTGCACTTATATTACCTGAGGCTGTAATGTCAGTGACTGTTGTTATAGAACCTGAGTTATCTATTTCAAATACAGATATTCTGTCTATTCCTCCTACTCTAAATTTAGCTCCTCCTATATCACTTCTTAAAATAAGATCATTTCCTTCAGCTCCTACACCAACAATTTTAGTAGTATTTGTAGTTGAATCAGATAAACTTATATTGACCCTGTCATCTGTGCTGTAAATATTTACAGCATTATCATACTCTCCTGAATTAATAGTTAGGGATGAAGGTCCAGAAGCTGATATATGAATAGATGAAGCTGATATATTACCTGTTAATGTATGGAGGGATGAAGCTGATATATTACCTGTTATTATGATATCACCAGTAAAATCATTTATAGTACCAGTATCGCCTTTTGGGCCTTGTGGGCCAGAAGTAAGTACAGATACTGTAGTCGCATCGACTTCCGTAATATTAACTACCGTACCAGTATTATTATTAGTAACAGATACAGAATTATTTAATTCTGTTAATGTTACCGTATTATTTGGTGAATTTTTTACGGTAGTTGTCATAATATTAAACTGTTACTTCTCTACTTAATTTTACTTTTCCCTGTAATAATCTAGTAACGGTTGTGCCAGTTACTAATTCTAAATCGTATAATGCTTCTGAAAATGTAAAATTAGATGAAGATGCTGCTGATATAACAACTCCTATACTTCCGGATGTAGGGGGAAAAGCACTATTAGAACCTGACATATTTAAACCAGTTCCATCACTATCGAGGGTGGATGTTAAATTAGCATATAATGTTCCCGAACTTCCATAACTAGATCTTATTTGCATTCTTGCAGAATAATCTGTTAGATCTACAGGATTACCACTTGAGTCTTTCCAGTCTATTTGAAAATCAGTTGTTGCTCCTTGTTCTATTGTAAATGAATATTTTCCAGCTGCCATAATTTAGTATTTGGTCATAAATATATTAAAAAGTTACTTAATGATAACCATTTAATAATTCTAATAAATCATCTATAGCAGCATGTCTATGTGAGTCTGTTAGTACTGTTTTAAATACATATTCTGAGTTAGCTAATTTAGCCATATCATGATAAGCTGAATGTTGTTTATCGCGTAAATCAATTTGGTAAGAATCACCACAAAATATCATTTTTGAGTCTTTACCTAATCTACCGATACACATTGCTAATTGAGATTTAGTTAAATTCTGATATTCGTCTACTATAACCACTGCATTATCAAAAGTTCTTCCTCTAAAATGTGCTAATGATACTAATTCAATTTGCTCATCTTTTTCCATTTTTTCTAATATCTGTGGTTTATTATAAACTTTTCTCATATTAGATCTAATAGGAACTAACCATGGTTCCATTTTTTCTCTTTCTGATCCAGGGAGAAAACCATTATCTTCTGTGGAAATAGTAGGTCTTGTAATAATAATTTTATTGTATTGTCTTTTAAAAAATTGATCTAAAGCAACTTGTACTGCTAATAGTGTTTTACCTGAGCCTGCTTTTCCCACTACAAAATTATAGGGATGATTTAAAATTTGTGTTTTTGCTTTCTTTTGTTCTTCCGATAAGCTAACCGAGAACCTAATATTACCCTTAGGTGGGGTTTTTTCAATATTTTGTTTAGCCATTATAAATGGATTAAGAAACGTTTGTTGATTATACATATAAAAAAAAGGGCCGCTTTCGCGGCCCTTTCTAATAGTGTATTAATTAACTAATTACACCAAGTTAAGATCACTTACGAGAACTTTACCATAGAAGTCTGGACGAACCATCTTCTTAGCGTAACGAGTCATAATTCCTTTACGTGGAGTGAAGGAAGAAGGATCATATACAAGTGGTGTCATAATTAATGGAATGTACGGAGCAAACACAGCACCTGTTTCAAGGAACTGGTTACCTTTATATCCCATCAAAATAACGTTTTCAGTCATGTATGGATTCTTGTAAACAGTGTATCTAGAATTTATAGCTCCAATTTTCTGAACACCCATAGCGTATTTGTTAGCATCGCCCGGTGAGTCAGCAGCAAATCCAGGAATAGATTCAAGGATTGTACTTACAGTAGGAGAAACTACCATAAAGTTAGCACCACCACGAAGTGTCTTCTGGTGAATTATATTGCTTACTTTTTGAAGAGTAACACCTAAAGTTTGGAACCAAGACATCTTAGTGTAGTAAACACCTGAAGTATCAGTAGTTGAAGTAAGAGATGTTACATTAACACCAACTGAACCTGCTTGTGTACCTGCTGTGTTAGCAGTTGTAATTTCAGTACCAATTTTAGCACTCCAACCTTCAACTGTATCAGCATTTCTAATTAACATATCAAGGATCTCGAGATCAATTTCCATTGAAATGTACTCAGAAAGAATAGACGTTAATTCCGCTTCAGCATCAATGCTATGGTAAGCATTTAAGTCTTGAGCGAATTCTGGTGTCCATTGAGCCTTTAACTTACGAGTTTTCGCAGTAACTGTGTCACTTCTTAACTGTACGTTAATTTCTGGGATATCTAGTTTTGAATTAGTTCCACCTGATGTTGAAGCTGCTGCTTGATTACCTCCATTATCCTCAAAATCACCTCTATCGTTAAGATTGTCTGGACCTTTTGGATATGTTACAGTCATTGTATCTAGAGCTCCATCGTTTGCACCTGATACTAAGAATTCAACGTTTGTACCATTAATTCTAGTGAATTGTGGGTAGAAAGATTTAACTTCAGCTGCTGTAGCAGATGCAACTTTCCATGCTTTAACAGCATCAAAGTCAGCATCTAGGAAGTTAGCGTTATCTGTTCCAAGAGGAACTTGAACTGTGTAGAAAGAACTAGCAAGTTCTGAGAACGTTCCACCCGCATCAGAAACAGATGCTGAGAACGCGCTATCTCCTTGTAGAATTCCTAGGAAGTCAGCTGATGCTGATGTAGCTGAAGTAACAGCAGAAGATGTTTCGTTAAGTGAGTAACCAAATCTACCAGCACCATATAAACCTTGGTCTACATCTTGAAGTCCAGGTAAAGTGTTTCTAGTTAATTCTGAGTTTGCACCATAGATACTTTGACCAGAAGCGTGGTTAAATTGATCACTTCCATATTGGAAATCTAAGTAAAAGATAAGGCCTGAAGGTAAGTTCATAGGCTGAACAGATACAAGATCTTTAGCTACGATTTCACCGAATACCCTTCTTACAAGAGGAAGAGCTACACCTGCCCAAGCTTCACTATTACCAGTAGTAATAGAAGTACCTGTGCCTGCAGTAGAAGCCTCATTTACGAGTTGTTTAGCTTGGTTCTCTAAAAGAACAGCCATATTTGTTGATTCTGTTTCAGAAGAATAACCTTCTAACAGACCGGATCTTTTCCATTTTGATTGCAGTTTAGCAGCCTCGTTCTGCTGATTCTGGTATGGAGAAGCACCCTCTAATAATGAATTTATATTCATAATTTTTAATTTTTAAAATTTAATATTTGCGAGTTTTTGGAATCGAGACACTGTCTCATCAACTGATTCCGTAATAACCTTTTTAGGGGCAGTACCACTAGCTTTTGAAGCTCTACCTAATCCTTCTTTAATAGCTCTCTTCTCTACACCTGTAAAGTTGAAAGATTCTTGTAAAGTATTAAATACGAGTTTTGCTTCATTAGCAGTGTTAGCCATGTCTAATGCATCAACTACTTTAACCTTTTGGGCCTCAGTAAGTGCATTAGCTCTAAACAGTTTGTTGCAGTAAAGAAGTTTTGAATTTAAAAGATTCATTTCAGAAAGAGTCTCTTGGAGAGAAGCAACAGTTTCAAGGGCTTCGTCACGCTCTTCTTTGAGCTTTTTAACTGCGCCATCATATCCTGTTCTACCTTTTCCGCCAACTTTTTCATCAAATCCAGTTCTACCTTTTCCACCGACTTTTTCGTCGTAGCCAGTAGCACCTTCATCAACTGTATCTTCATCTTTGTCTTCATCTAAAGATGATTCGATTTCAGCAACTAAAGCATCAATGTCGAAATTTTCTTCAATACCTTCGCTTCGTCTTGCTGCACCAGCTCCAGCTCCTATCTTTTGTAACATACCAAAAAATGCTTTCATTTTTGGGTGTGTTTTTGCAAATTCGGGATCTTCAAGCTTGTCTTGGACTGCTTGAATACCTCCAGCGGCTGCAATTAATGCAGGAATGCCAACTAAGGCACCTACTACACTTTCGTTCATTTCATCATCATCTGATTTCTTACGTTCGTCAAGTGCATCTTCAAGTTTTGCAAATGGATCTTCATCTTCATAAACATTATCTTCAGATACAGTATCTTCATTAGATACTTCTTCTAATTCAGCCATAAGTTCATCAAGGTTGATTTCTTCATCCACTTCATCTTTATCATCTTCCATGTATGCTTCATCTACATCCTCTTTGTCATCTTTAGCTTCATCTACTTTGTCGCCGTCCTCGTCTTCATCATATGCTTCATCAGTAGTTTCAACTTCTTCATCAACATATTCTTCTTCGAGTTCAACGTCTTCTTCAAGCTCCTCTGCTAATTTAGCAGAAAGCATGTTTTTAATTTTAGAGTCGAATGCTTCCTCCAACGCCATTTTAGCGTTTTGTAGAGCAACTTCTCTAACGGCTTTTGCATCAGCAATTGCCTCCTTTAATAATTCTTTAGCCATGTTATTTAATTTTTTGTGGCATCCAGTAAATTGTGTACGGGAAATAGAGATCTTGGTATCTCTAATAGGGATTTATTTTTTTAAAATCCAGGGACACTATATTAGGATAGTGTATGTTGTCCCAGATAAATATGGGGGGAATTTTGGAACCCAAAAATTTATTCGTATCTTCGGAAAAAACATCTATATTATGATTTTATTAACATATTTTTTACTTGGGGTAGTAAGTGGTTTTTTAATTGAATTGTCAATCCATAGATTGACTGATTATAAGGTAGGCCATCTAGAAAGATTCTTTCTAATTACACTTTGGCCTATTATGGTTATAGTTTGGATTTACAATTTTATTGTAACCAAGAAAGATTAACACTTACACACTCCAGTGTTATCACAAATAATATCCCTAATAATATTATGAACTTTAGTATAATTAGGTAATGGGGTAGATATTCCTTCATTCATGGGGGATAGATATGCTCCTGGTGTTGATGGTGTTGATACCATATCAAAACAAAGTAGGTCAAAATCTTCTTGAACCATTAAAACACCATCGGAATTTTCTTCTACAGAACCCATTCCCCTTGAAGATATACCTACTGTTATTCCACAACGGAATAATTCTTTAAGAATATTACCTGAGGGGGTAGTTAATACTTCTATTACACCATGTACATCACCCCCCTTCATAGTAACCTCTACTATATTATGTGAAACATTATTAAGATTAATAACAGAAGAATCAGGATGGTCTAATTCACCTAATGCTCTTCTTTCTTTTACAGGACCATCAATATATTTTTTGATTTCTCTTTCAAGAATTTTTTGCTCATATATTCTACCATTGTGGTTTTTAACACCTGCTCGTTGAATAATACCACTAACTCTTAGAGGTTTATTTTCTTTAATTGACTGTTCAACTAAAAGTTTATCCACTTGAAAGGGAATATGTTCTGTAAGTAATTGTTTCATCGTCCTTGGCCTCTATTTAATTTTTGATAGTGTTTAGAGCTTTTATGGTTACTGTGTTTTGTCTTGGAATGTATCCCAGGACGTGACACTTTATTTTTACCCCTATATTCCGATATGCTCATTTTTTTTGCCATAGTTTATCTTTTTCTTTTTTTCTTAAAAGCATATGGGGTAGCGTAAGCTTCAGAATTACCTGTCGTTATAGATGCTCCTGTTCCTGTTGTAGATGTTTCGTCTAATTCGGTTTTGATTAGTTCCCTGATAAGGGCTTTTAGTTCATCTACTTTCATTGTTGGACAGTTTTTAATTCATTAACTAACTCATAATAATTTAAAAGATTAATTACATTATCATCATGAACAGAAGATTTTTTACATAAAGGTTTAATCAAACCTGTGATTTCGTTTAATTTAATTTTAGTTACTTGATCTGTGTTTTTTGATAATTCTACTAATTGAAGTTTTACATTTTTAATTTCTTCATTAATAAATGCTTTTAACTTAGGATTATTAGAAACATTAAAAACATATTCTTTAAGTAACATTTTTTGGTTATTAGCTAAACCAGAATATTTATCATTAAACTTTTCCATCAACATTTTATATGTTAAGGCTCTAGTTTCTTTATCAAACTTTTCATATTCTTCCATAACCATTTCCTTTTTTGGTTTATTTGGAAGTGATTTATTTGTGATGTGTTCTAAAATAGATACTTTAGAATTTACTATTGATAAGGGATTAGAATTTTGGTTTTCAAGCAAATGAAATACACTAGCATATATTTTATAATTAGGAATTTTAGCTTTAAAAAATTCTTCTAAGTTATAATTTTCTTTTATTTCACGAACTAAATTATATCTTTCTCTTCTAAGATTAGATTTATTTAATTTTGAATGGGCATTAATTAAGGTTTCAATAAGTACATTTGCACTAGCATCTTTATCAAATTTTTTATTTAATAAAGCATGGTATATTTGGTACTCTTTTAAAAGAGTAGTTTTTTTACCAAAAAATTTCCTTAAAATACCTACAGATTTTGGTGGTGAATTTGAAATAGTCTCAGACGTTATTTGTCTGGTTAATAATTCAAATAATATCCCCGTATTTTTGTACTTGGAGTGCTTAGGTTTCATGAATGAATAATTTTATTCCTATATAAATATATGAAGATTTCTGAAAATTACTCATCTATTATATTTTCCTCATCCAGGATAGAATTTTTATTATTTTCCTTTATAAGCTGTTTGCCTTTTAAACGAGTTAATGATAATTTTTTTAATAGTCTGGAGTTTTCTTTTATGGAAAATGTAGAAACATCATTGGTTCTTTTAGGAGTATCATCAGCGGTTAAACCAGCTTTACCTAAAGGATCTCTACCTGTATTGGCTTGATCCGTTCCATATCTGCTTAATTTAATAGGGGGTCTGCCGGGTCCCTCTTCATCATATCCATCGGGAATATCTTTAATTGTTTTATCTCTTTTAGTAGCATATAAACCTGCTAAATCATGAGGAGTACCATATGATTCACCAGATTCAACAGGATCATTACCTTCATTTTCTATTTGGTTAGTACGGAAAATATGAGCAGCATCATCGAGGGATCTATTTCTTTCATGCTCCATTTCAGCATCTGAAAGGTTGAATATATTTTTGTAAATAAAATCTGATGATAAGATTTTTTTATCTGTAATAGAATTGGCTAAATCAACTTTTGCCTTATATAATTCAGTTTTTTCCTGTTCGAATATAATTGAAGGACCTGTTAGTTGTAATTCAAAGTCAACTAAATCTGCATCTGTAAATCCTTGGGTATATAAATGTACTAAAGCTATCTTTTGTAATTCAGACACTATTGTTCTTTGAAGGCGCTCAATTGTACGAGCAAAACGAATATCTAAAGCTGCTATAGTTGATTTACCTTCTAAGGTTTCATCATATCCTAAAAAGGCTTTAGGTATTTTAAGTGCCGCTAACATTCTATTTTTTAGGTACTCAATATCTGTTATACCATCATAATCAAGTCCTTTTGTAGTATCAATTTTAGTTGATGTATCATTACCCCTAACTGGAATATAAAAATCCTCAGTCATATTTTGGATATTAAATTTTAAGTTATAATCTCCTGTGTTTTGGTCAATATACGGGGTTTTCTTCATTTTAGCAACTGTTTTCTCCATATATGAATCAATTTCATTAGGTGGGATTCCACCTACATTCATATAGAAAACTCTTTTTTCAGGTGCACGCATAATTCTATGAATAAGCATTGCATCCTCCATTAATATAAGTTGTTTAAATACTTTACGTGCTGGTTCAAGGTATGATCTACCATATGGAAGATAAGAAGCATCAGATAAAAGTCTGAAATGGGCTACTTCATAATTTTCAAGCTTCATTTGGTCACTTCTACGAGCACTGTAGGTGTTGCTTTGTGATAAGCCATTAGGATCTAATATAAATTGAACATAACTTGGATTTTCGGGATCCGTTCCTTCTTCTCTTACTACTTGGTAAACAGATAAAGGTAAAACATTATATACACCAAATTTTTCTGAAATTTGTAGATGTAAATAAAAATCTCCATATTTACACATTTGGCGAACCCAAGATGGTAGATTAAATTCAATATTTAATACATCATAAAATAAATTATGAAGTACTCTTTTTACATTTTCATTAGATGATTTAATTGTTAAAACATCTCCATACTCATTTTTAAGAGTTGATTCCTCAGATATAATATCTAGGGCGGGTGAAATTAATGAATCATAATCCATAGCCTCATAATCGCTATAAAGCTGAAGGCGCATAGATGAGTAATTAAGTGTTGGATTATATTGAAGTGATGATCCTACAGGTCTATGTAATCTAGTAAATCTATCATAAAGAGAATTTGATTCTAGATTACCATATTTTTGAATGCGATCAGCATCCATAATTTTAAGTTGATTACCTCCAACATTTCGTATAACAACATCTGTTGAAAATAATCTTCTTAATCGTGTAAATAAGCTTGTATCTGCCATATTAGTGGTTTTATGTTATGTATAAATATCTAATCTAGAAGCCAAGAAATGTCTTCATCTTTTCCTCCTGCATTCATTTTATATGATTGGTGAGGGTCATTGCCTCCCTTATGTGAAAATACTGGATTATATGAAGATTTTGTTGTATTACCCAGCATAGCCCTTGTTAGGTCTACTCCATGTTGCTTAAATTTAAGCGCCGTATCTCGCACGTAACACGCGGTTGCTAGCGACATTATTAAATCGTCATTATAACCCGTTTGGGCTTCTGGTCTGCCGTTTTTCCACACGAAAGTGCGCAGTTCATCCAATGTACGTTTTGATTGAATTAATATACCATTTTCTTTAATATATGCGTCTAATTTAGCTATAGTTAAGGGTCGAGTTCTGAGTGACATGGTAAACCCCGCTACCATTTTTGATTTATCAACTAAATCATATCCTTTAGCTATGTACGATTCAGCGTCTCTAGTGAATTTTTCATCTTTAGGGCTATAATATAGATTTTCATAACC